CCAGGAATGCAGTGATATTCATGTGTTTGTCAGCCTCTTAAAATCTCGCTCAATGGTGTACTCAAACGCATCCAGCGTGTCGATGTCGGTGCTGCCATCATCCAGACGCTCGTCTACTCCTGGATGTTTGCCGCTCCATAGAGCCGTGGCCAGGGCATCCCGTAGGGTAGCAGCCTCCGGAAGCAGCCAGAACCGCCCACCTCCCATCAGGATGCAGGTGAGGCGGATGCGGTCATTGATGCGGATCTTAGCGCTGTTCTCCACCCGGTCGGCCAGCCAGCTCAGTTTACAGCGCCGGAGCCGGGTCCGGATGTGGTTGATCAGCGTCTGTTCAGCGCTGTCGCAGAAGATATACTGGATCTCGCCCCAGCGGGAAAAGACGGCAATACAGAAATCGATCAGCTTGTCGGCCAGGAAATCCGCATCCTGCGCCACAGGGTCGATGCGCTGGGATGCCAGCCCCACCACGCCGGAATAGCCCGGCAGGATAGCGGTCGCCACAAAGGCGTGTTTGGAGCCGTTGCCGCCAAAGTCCACGCCGATGCGTACCCGCCACGGAGCCAGCGGCTTGTCCGCAGGCCAGAAAAAACGCCCATCTCCGGCGGCAAGGCTGTCGGCCAGCAGGCGGTAGATGACTCCATTGGCGGCTGTCCACTTGCCCAGGATAAAACGATTGTAATAAACGGTTCCGGCATACTCCTGTTTCAGATTTGCCACGAAGTCTGACGGCAGAGTGGGATTGTCGTCAATGGTATAGGCCTGGCAGTAGATGTCTGCACCGCTGTCCAAAAAGCGCTTGAACCAATGCTGCGGATTATCTGGGTTACAGGTGCCATCAAAATGGCTGTGCGGGCAGGAAAGCCGGCTTTTCAGCATCTGAAACACGCCCTCATCCCAGGTGGTGATCTCATCCCCATAGGCATACTCAAACGCAGCACCCTGGATGCGGGCAATGTGTTTTTTGTTGTCCGCTCCCAGAACATAGACCTTGCGGCCAAACAGCTGCACGACATTGCCGGATGCAGAGGTGCGCACGATGCCCACCAGATCCGCCCCCCACAAGCTGCGCATAGGCTCCAGCACATTGCGCTCCAGTGTGCCTAAAGTGTTGCCCAGCATCACGCACAGCCCTTCGCCGCGGGACGCCAGCAGACGCTTTGGGATGGTCACAGCGCAGTCGAGGTAGGTCTTGCCGGAGCGGGTCGCGCCGGTCTTGACATTCCAACGGTGATTGCAGTTGCGCAGATATTCCTGCTGGAACTCAGTCAATGGCACTGTCTACACCTCCCAGAAGTTCCTTGGCCTTTGCCAGAGCATCTGCGCCCGGGTCTTCCTGTACGGTCTCCTCCCCCAGCATTTTCAGCAGGACGTTGGCTGCTTGCGCATCCCCTCGCTTGGCCCGCTCTGTAATGCCCACCACCACGGCCATCTGATTGTCGATGTCCTCCGGCTGGATCTGGTCCCGGAGCATAGCGTTTACCCGGCGGCGGTCTGTTTCTGGCAGGCTAAGGTAATAATCCGCCGCCTCTCGCATAGCACGCTTGCGGCGGCGTGCCCGGCCAGAGGCGATGCCGCCCAGCTGGGCGATCTCTCTCTGTTCCCTCTCTGTTCGCTGGTCGAAAGGTACCAGATTCTTTTCATTGGGCACGTCACCACCTCTCCGCTCTGAATTTTTGCATAAGAAAACCCCAATACCTTTGCGGTATCGGGGCGAGTTGTTGGCGCACATCCGGCGGGCGTATGCTTTCCCGTTGCGGATTCAGGAGCCTCCGTGGGCGGGGCGAGCTTGGTCAAGGCGGGTAAGGAGGAAATCCCGCCGCTCACCCCGCAAGCTCCTGGCCGGGCATGAGCCGATGCGCCAGGCTGTTGCCGGGGCGGGGCCCGGCGTTGTGGTGCCACGGGCAGGGGTCGGACCTGCGGCCTGCTGCTTAAAAGGCAGCTGCTCTGCCAGTTGAGCTACCGTGGCATAGAAGCAGCCCGCAAAACGCAAAACGGAGCCTGTGCCTGCGGACAGCACAGGAGAAGGGAAATGCGTTTTGGAGACTGCGTGGAAGCGGCGCACCGCTGAGCGCTGAACCGCTTATACCAATTTTATCAGAAAGCCGTTGTTTTGTCCTCTACTGTGCCACAAAATCGCTTTCTAAAAAAATCAGCGTTTTTCTTGTGCAGGTTTGGCAATCTGCCAGTCGTCCCGCATTTCGGCTAGGTAGGTGCAGCCTAGACGGATGTTCTGAAACACGTTGCTTTCGCTGCTCACTCCATCCTCATCAGCAATGGCCTTGAGGGACTTGCCGTCCACGTAGAAGCGGCAGATACAATCTGCCTGCCGGGAAGATGTCAGACAGTAGGCACGCCGGGTGGCCTCGATGCGGAGATTGTGCAGGTCCGTCTCCATCTGCTGGAGGCGTCGCTCTTCGTCCACAATGTCTCCTGCCGCCCCACCGATCTTGTCCCCGGCCCCACTGCCGCCGGGCATTCCGCTCAGGCTTGGGGTGGTCTTTTCGGCAATGTCCCGGATGCGCTGGAGCTTCTGCCTTTGGGCCCGAATGGCTGCCGTCTTATCCCTGCACTGCTGGAACCAGGCCTTGACCGTGTGGTAGTCCACCACCGGGCCCGGACTCGACCGCTCGCTTTCAGGTGTCCATGTCTGGATCATGAGTACTCCTTTCCGCTCGCCGGTTGAAGTACACCACCGGCGAAACGCCATGTTCATCGCAGTCTTTGTTGTTGAAACTTACGATTGCGCCACAGCCTTTGTAGTTTGAGCAGGCAATTAAGCCCATTCCGGTGATACTCTCAATTTCATCCGCTCTTGCTCCGCAGAACGGACAGGGTTTGCATCTTGTCATGATATGTGCCTTCAAGGTTCGTCCTCCATTTCTTCAATCCAAATCTCTGCTCTGGGGTTTTCCTTGTCGTACTCCACCCGGCTGCCATCATGCCCCGCCACGATGCGGCAGTGGTCGTCCTCCAGCACCCCGGCTTTAACCAGGATGTCGCAGGTGGCCTCGATCAGGTTCACAAGATCCACCCGGCGGCGGGTGGGCATGTAGTACACGCAGCGCAGGTTGACCGGGGTGCTGATCCTGGCGGGCAGCGGCTCCGGCAGTGCCCAGAGCTGCCGCAGGCAGTGCGCCTGGTACTCCGCAAAAGCGGCGCTGGGGGCCACGAACCGCCGTCCACCTGCTTGCAGGATGCGGGCCGAGTTCTTTTTTGTCCGGGGCGGGCCGGACAGGGTCAAATGAAAAAACACTGTTTCACCTCACTCCGCCGCTGAAACGTTCTGCGGCGTTTTTGTCCTTGGGGGTATCCCGGGATGGGACGGAGTGCAAAAGCAGCCCAGAGGGGCGGTGCGGCCCCGCCGGGCTGCGATTTTGCTATTTGACCGCAAAGGGCAGCGGCCTGCGCTTGTCCTGCCAGCGATGACGGTCGGAAGAATCTTCGCAGTAAACGCTGACGTTGGCCGTCATCTTCCGCAGATGCTCCATCTCTGCCGTGTGCTGCTCTCTCCAGGCCAGGAAGTCCGGGCAAGTATCGTGGCAAGCAATGTGCCGCTTGGGGCAGTCCTTGCAGGGAGGGATCATCGGCCCGCCCTCAAGGTCTCTGCAATGCAACGCGCAAAGATTTGAAAACCCATCTCAATCTCCTTCCTTCTTCATCCTCCGCCGCCGGGCGGGGGCATCCTGTAAAAAATCGTTCCCACTGGGGGCCTCCCGGTCCACTCGCTTGGCCCTGCCAGAGCCGATGGGGTGGGTGCGGCGGTACTCCTCCGGGCTGGTGCAGCCCTGGGCCTGGGCCTCGGTCAGCGCCTTGCGGACATACGCCCAGCTGCGGCCGCCCAGGTCCGCACACTTGCGGATGATCTCCAGCGTCAGCGTCTGACCCAGCTTCTGCCCAAAGGCATCCAGCTCAGCCCTTGCTTTCTCGCCCAGCTTACCGATCTGGCGCTCATACTCCAGCGCCAGGGGGGAGGTCGTCGTCCGATCCTCACGCACGCCTGCGTGCGCACGTATAGAAGACGACAGTCTTCTATTAGTCTGGTATTCTTTGTATGATTGTTGTTGGGGGTTTGTTAGCTGGCCTGTTGGCTGCTTGTTAGGCGCAAAATGCTTATCGGAGTTTTTTACCGTTATAACGCTGTATTGATTGGTGGTTTTGATTGTTAGATAGCTTGTTGACACCAGCCGATTCAGCGAGGTGCGCACGTTCTGCACCGATAGCCCGGTCTCCTGGGCCAGGTGGGCCAGGCTGGTCACCTTTTGGCCGGGCTGCACCGTGATGCCCCGCCACTGGGTGGTGGTCCAGTTGGCCGTGAGCAGCAGGTGGATGTACAGCCGGGTGGTGTTGGCATCCTCGTACCACTCCCAATCAATCAGCCCACGAGGGAGGGCCACAAACCCCTTGTCCCAGCAGATGGGCACACAGCCTCACCTCCTTTCCCCTGGCGGCATCAAAACGGCAGATCGTCCGCCGCCGTCTCCTCGATGAGCCGGTCCAGCCCATCCTCCGGCGGCTGCTGGGGCCGCTGGCCCGGCGGCGGGTAGTCCGCCAGGCTCTCGCCGGGGTACAGCTCCGCACCGGCCAGGGCGGGGGCAGGCAAGAGCGCAT